ATAAATCTGTGGCTTAGGTGTTGGGATCATTAACTTAGAAACTACCATTGCTAGGCCAATAGGTGCTGAAATGTCTCCAGCAGATTTGCGCTTGATGATACGCCACGCCGAATCATTGACTTTAGCTGCACAGTTATTCATCTGTTGGATTAACTCTGTCTGACCGTTATGAACTACTCGATGATTAACTAAGCCTTCTAGTAAATCGCCACAGGCTTTATAGAACTGCTGGCCTGATACATCCTCGACCATGACACCACTTTGAGACAGCCGATCTGCAATAGTTTGAGTAGCGTACTTGTCAAAACAAACTAGGCGCGGTTTATAGATGTCTGCCCAGCCTTTAATGCTTGCAGCCATTTTAAGTTCGTCAATGGCAACTTGAGAGCTATAGGTCTCTAAGATTCCAATGCCAATCCGTCCATCTGGCAGAATTTGTCCTGCGACTAATGAACCGTTGCGCCGAGACGGACTGACATCGAAACCAAATACAGTATAAGCCCCAGCAGTCATTTCAAGTGTGCTATCCGATGTTTCTTCCAACACGCCATGAGGCCAAGGGCTTGACAAACTGTCTATCCACTGGCAAAGCGTTTCAGTGCGAGTATTTTCTATTGGGGATGTCGCTATAGCTTCTTCAATAGCTTCTTCTGTAATTGTGTAACCCAATGAAGGATTAGCCATCGCCCATGCGTTGCGATCTTCTATCTTGCAGTATTGGGGAGCCGAATACTCATAGAAACCAAAAGACTTAGGTGGATACGAGATAGCGCGTTCTCTTAGATCATTAAGCACAGTGCTAAAAGCATCACCGGCATTAGAACACAATAAGGTGTGAGAATTAGGGTGCGCTCTGGTTACTGGAGTCGCAGCTCTAAAGCCTTCCTCTGTAATCTCTCGAACTTCATCGATAAACAACAATCCATTGACTGATCGACCGCGAGAACCGTCTCTAGTCGCAGCGACGACATCGAGTCTAGTTCCAGATAACATTTCTATGGATTCTGTTCCATTGGCATAGCGAATCTGCTTGACAAAGCCTTTGAGGTGGTCGTTATTTTCTAAGATGTCTGTGACTTGTCTGAATGTGTCCAAGGCCATGCTTCTATTAGAAGACATGATCAAGACATTGGTTTCCCACTTGATTAAGTGAGCCAAGATCAACATACGCGCTAAATGTGTCTTGCCATTCTGCCGGGCTATGAGTAGAAGGTTAGTTTTCCTGATCCACTTGCCTTTAGCATCAACTGTAAGCATGTCTTTGAGCACATACTCCTGCCAGGGTAATAATGGCATCTTAATAATCTCACAGAGCTGCTTGACATCCTCAATCTTGTTTTTGCCTTTGAGAGGTGGACTTTGAAGCCTCGGTTTAGTTGCCCCTCGTAGCGCCTGTTTCTTTTTGGTCGTAGTTGTCATTGACTCGGACTAGGTCGGAGCGTAAAAGGTGAGTCTTGCATCGTCTTGGACTGTATCGGAGAGAGGCTCCCTGAAAAGACAGGGGGGGTAGCACCTCGTGCTAAAAAAACGCCCTCATTGTGTGCGCCCTTGCGTGAGTTACATGGTGCGCAGCATGCCACTAAGTTATCTAGTTCATGGCCACCACCGTTGGCTCTAGGTATTACATGATCAACCTGTGTAGCCTCACCACTACAGTATGCACAGATGTATGAGTCACGCTTGAGTACACGCAATCGCTGATCCTTCCAGCGTTGAGTGCCTAACTCCCTATGACTTGCAGCTCTACTCAATGCCAACCCTTATCCTTAAAGTGCTTCCATGCTTTGCATGCACTCCCATCATACCTGTGATCTAGATAGCGATGGTGCAACTGGATCTGTTGCATTGGATTCATGTCTTTAGCAATTGGATTCTTGATTTGTAGTAATCCATACACATAGCTCTTAGTAGGACTAGATAGATTACCAATGGCTTTATGATTCCAAGCCGATTCCTTTGCTATAAGTAGTTTAATGCATTTAGCCTCATGCTTAGGCATAGTGGCATTTATGTATTTACGAGGATTGTATTTGAAGCTATCTATTTGCCCAGTATTAGCGGCATCCATTGGTGATAATAGAGTTATCCCAATAGCGATGGCTACCGAGCGAGCTATCCGCAAGCGGCTCGCTCTGTGCCCCTTATGGGCACTAGCCCTGAGAGTACCATTCATGTCAAACTCCTTACTATAAGTGCTGGTCAGACGGCGTGTCGATTAGTCCTTGCCCCATCCTTTGCCCTTAAAGTGAATTGGATTAGCTGTGATTATCTTTGTCATTGGTTCATTACAATACTGACATAAGACTATTGGTCGATTGTGCCATCCATGACTGATCTCTTGATTAAGATTGCATCGTTTGCATTTGTAGTCATAGGCTGGCATGTTAAACATTTCCTTATCATGTATGACCCACATCCAGAACACCGGTCAATGTCTGCTTCTGTAGGTTCTTTGTCTAAGTGACCGTATTTGAGCTTTAATAATGGTAGCAAGTCACCGAATCGGATGATGCAGGCATAGTCCTCTACATTCGTTCCTTGTCCGTTCAATCTCAAGATTGCAAAACCCAATTCCCCCGAAATGGCTGTGCGTGCTTGGTATTGTCGGATCGTTGCCAATGGGTTAAACGATTTTCTGGCCTTGACTTCTGCGTCAAAAGGGACTCCAGTAATGTCTTTACCCTTTCCACGACCAACGGATGCGAACTCCCAGACAGATGATAGGTAATCTGCCACGAGTCGCTCGGTCGCGAAACCTCGGTATTTCCTATGCTGTGAAGCCATTAACTAAGTATCCCATTGCAAAGGATAAAGCTAGGGCTAACCCAGTCAGTATCGAAATAAGTGTCTGTTTATCCATTGACTGCATGACACTTTCTGCACTGCCACGCACCAACTACAGGCTTTTCTTCCTTAATTACAATGTTAGCAACAATGTCTCTTGCTTCTGTTGGTTCATTACATAGTTGACAGTTGATGATTTCTATAAATGGAATGTCATCGAAGTTGACCCATCCACCTAGTCCATCTGCATTATGTATCTCAATGTAACCCATTATGCTCTCGCTTTCTGTGGTTCCCATGTGCCTTGACTGCTTAACTGATACCAGAGTGTTGGACACTTAGGCTCTGATCCCTGTACTCCAATGTGCCGGCAGAAGTAGCCACCCCAAGCACGACCATTCTTGTTGCCATCCTTAAACTCCATGTCGCCATGTTTGCAACTAGGCACAACCTTTGCAGTACCTAAAATCTCTGCAACGGTATCAACAGCCTTGTCTAGTGTGACAGGTGCTGGGACTTGCTTGATTGACTCACCTTGCTCACCAAATGGTGTAGTCCAGTAATCAACATGTCCTTCTGTTACAGGCTTTGCAGCCTTTTGCTCATTAACCCTTTGCATATTCTGTTTGGTAGGCTTTTTGGCTGTTTCTAAAACTAGACTTAAACTGCGACCTATTGCGCTCGACGATGTATCTTCAACATACCATTTACGCATGCCTGAGTTATATGTAGAAGCATCACCGAAAGCATAATCAACAGCCGCAGGCAAAGTATCTGTAGAGTTGCGATAGATCTGCGCAGAAATGAGGACAATACCCTTCTCTGGATTAAATTGAATGACATCTGTAACGATCCTTCCCTCTGGATAAGCCTTTTGAAATCTCAGCACTCTAGCTGCGACATCTTCGTAATCATCTAAATTAAACATAAAGCTCATTCTCCGTTAATGCTAATGATCCACCAATGGCGCCATAGCTGCATAGATCGACCCAGTTGTCGAGATGTTGTGCGGATTGATTAGTCCTTGCAAGTTTAACGAGTACCATGATCCCTGCCACCTGATAGTCATGTATTGGCATTTGTAGGTATGCGCTGAGCAGCATTGCTGTGTGTTGCATGTTATCCGCAGGGTGACCGTATGAAAGGCCACGATCAGTGATTGTGTCGGTGGCTGATTGTAAGATTTCACTTGGTTTCATTCTGACCAAAATTCTTGACGGTTTACAGCTCGGCCTCGGTGATAGCC